CCCATCCGCGTGTCTTATGCAGATGATCCAGAAAATCGGTGATGTTCATGTGTTCGTCAACCTCTTGAAATCGCGCTCGATGGTGTACTCATAGGCGTCCAGTGTGTCGATGTCGGTGCTGCCGTCATCGAGGCGTTCATCTACGCCGGGATGCTTGCCGCTGTAAAGGGCCGTAGCGAGGGCATCCCGCAGGGTGGCAGCTTCCGGCATGAGCCAGAAGCGTCCGCCGCCCATCAGGATGCAGGTGAGCCGGATGCGGTCGGTGATTTTTATCTTAGCGCTGTTCTCCACCCGGTCAGCAAGCCAGCTCAGCTTGCATCGGCGCAGGCGGGCGCGGATATGGTTTATCAGGGTCTGCTCGGCGCTGTCGCAGAAAATGTACTGGATCTCGCCCCAGCGGGCAAAGACCGCGATGCAGAACTCGGTGAGCTTGTCGGCCAGAAAGTCGGCATCCTGCGCCACCGGGTCGATGCGCTGGGACGCCAGCCCCACCACACCGGACCAGCCCGGGAGAATGGCCGTCGCCACAAAAGCGTGTTTTGAGCCATTGCCGCCAAAGTCCACGCCAATCCGGATCCGCCACGGGTGCAGCTGCTTCTCGGCGGGCCAGAAAAAACGCCCATCCCCGGCGGCGAGGCTGTCGGCCAACAGGCGGTAGATAACGCCGTTGGCTGCCATCCACTGCCCGAGGATGAAGCGGTTATAGTAGACGGTGCCGGTATACTCTTTTTTCAGGTCGGCCACGAACTGGGCCGGAAGGGTCGGATTATCGTCGATGGTGTACGCCTGGCAGTAGATGTCCGCGTCGCTGTCGAGGAATTTCTTGAACCAGTGGGAAGGGCTTTCCGGATTGCAGGTGCCGTCGAAATGACTGTGCGGACAGGAGAGGCGGCTCTTGAGCATCTGGAAAACGCCCTCGTCCCATGTGGTGATCTCGTCCCCATAGGCGTACTCGAAGGCCGCGCCCTGAATGCGGGCAATGTGCTTTTTGTTGTCGGCACCCAGCACGTACACCTTGCGGCCGAACAGCTGCACGATGTTGCCGGACGCCGAGGTGCGCACCACGCCCACAAGCTCCGGCCCCCAGAGGGCCCGCATAGGCTCCAGCACGTTGCGTTCCAGCGTGCCGAGGGTGTTGCCCAGCATGACCAGCAGGCCCTCGCCACGGGCCGCACAGATGCGCTTCGGGATGGTGACGGCGCAGTCAAGATAGGTCTTGCCGGAGCGGGTCGCCCCGGTCTTGACATTCCAACGGTGATTGCAGTTGCGCAGATATTCCTGCTGAAATTCAGTCAATGGCACTGTCCACGCCTCCCAGAAGTTCCTTCGCTTTTGACAGAGCATCTGCGGCGGGGTCTTTCTCGGAAGTGTCTTTGTACATCCCGAGGTGTTTGCCCAGCAGGTCGAGCGCGCGGAGCTTGTCGGCCAGCTTCACTTCCTGCTCAAGCCCATCCTCGCCGAACATCTTGACCTTGACTGACTGCACAGCGGCAAGGTCATCGTGGCTGGCATCGGATTTGAGAGAGGCGGTCTTGGGGTCGATGAGGTCAGCGGCGTTGACGAATGCAATCTTTGCCAGCTCGCGCACCACCCGGTCAGTAGATACACCGGTGCGGCGACTCTGCTCAGCCTGAAGCTGGGCGATGAACTTCTGAACTCCAACATTCTCCAACAATCGCGGCCCCACGGTCTTGGCACTTGCTGGGGAATATCCGGCGCGGATGGCCGCTTGGGTCGCATTCAAATCGACCATGTATTCTTCGCAGAATCGTGCCTGCTTGTCGGTCATCCTCACCACCTCTCCTGCACAAAAATGGAGCAGCCGGGAGGGTGCGGCCCTCCGTCCGTCTGGTCACGCCAGCGCTCTCACGTCTGAGCTACGGCTGCATAAAAAATCCCCGCACATTTCTGTGCAGGGTGATTGACGCACATCCGGTGGGGTATCCTTGAACCCACTGCGGATTCCGGGGCCTCCGGTGGTGTGCCGGACTCTCACGGGGAGAAGGAGGGACTCCCATCCGGCACGCCAGCCCCAAGCGGTTTCGCAGGCCATGCGTCAGGCTGTTGCTGCGGCGGGGCGCAGCGTCATGGCGCCGCCCTTGGAATCGAACCGGCCGTGTCTGGTCACACGCGCCGCGCGCCAAATTGCGCTCAGGCGGCATAATAGAAGCAGCCCGCACACCATGCGGTCAATCGTCAAGGAGGACATGGTGCGGAGGCTGCGTGTATCGGGTGGCCTTTCCGGCTCTGCCGATGGTATCATTTTACACCGGAAGAGAGTGAACGCACAATGAACGGATACTGCACAGTTTCAGAGCTTCAGGTGTTCAATGGCCCGGCGGCGCAGGGCGAAAATGCCACGGGAAGTGAAATTCATGTCTGCGGCTACCTGCTCCCATTTCAGGCAGTCCAGATAGTATTTGCGAAGAGCGCAGTATTCGGCGGAGTCCAGCTGCACAAGCACGGCATCGATCTCCGCAAACAAGGCATCAAGAACTGCCAGCTGCGCGTAGGCACGGCGCTCAGCCTCTTCCTGACGCTCTACTGCCCGGGCGAGGCTCTGCCCATCCTTGCTGCCGCCCGGCGCAGCGCTGAGGTTCTGGGTGATGTGCCGGGTGGCTTCCTGCGCCTCTGCCAGCCGGTAGGAGAGCCGCTGATAGAGCTTTTCGGCTTCCCGGTAGCGGGAGAGCCAGCTTATCTTTTCCTCGTAGGTCATGCCAGCTCCTCCACCTGCACGAACACGCCGCAGATGTCGGCCCAGAACTTCTCGATGATCTCGCTGCACACCTGGGCGTCGTCGTGCCAGAAGTGCAGGCGGGTCATCTCGTCCTTGAGGGCTTTTTCCAGATTGTCAGTGTCGGGCTTGGAAGTGCGCCAGCTGCCGTCCGGACGGCCCTCGGCGGGGAACATCCACTTGACCAGCAGACGCACCGGACGGCCCGCCGGGATGGGCTTCTCAGGGGCGTGGGGCGCAAGGTAGGCGTGGAGCTTGGCACGGGCGGCTTTCAGTTCAGAGCTGTCATGCAGTACGACGCAGGGCTTGCCGCCCTTCATGTAGGCATGAAGCTCTTTGGCGTTATGGGTAGTGGTGGGCGGACGCATGGGGATAAAAAACTGTGTGGTCATTTCGTACCTCGTTTTCTTTTTTTGTATCAGCGGCCAACGTGATGGGGAGGGTCCCCGGAGGATGGGGGCTGTGGTCGCCCCATCCTCTGGGATACCCCATCACACATTGCAGTGCAGTCATGCTATTATATATAGGCTATTTTGCACTGCAAATGTTGCAGTCATAGCGGCTATTTCTGCAATTTTGCAGTTTTTGCTGTCGTGCAAAATAGCGGCTATTTCTGCAATTTTACAACAAAATGTAATTGCAAATATAACAGAGCGTTTAACCTCTGCTGCCGGGCTCCTTGCGGCCGACCTTCTCGCCGTCGATCCAGAAGCGCCCGTCTTCTTTCAGACGGTTCTTGACGGTGCGGGGCTTCAGATCCATATACTCGCCGAGGCTGTAGACGGTGACCTCACCGTCCATCATGCAGGCTTCAAAAGCGGTGTCCAGCTCGGCCTTCCTGTCCTTGGACTGCTTGGCCTTGTCACCCCAGCGGCGGCTCGCACCCTTTGCACCCAGCGTGCGGAAGTCGCTGTCCGGCTGCAGATCTTCCAGAAGCCCGCTGTCCAGCTTATGCACCGGATAGTCGAACCAGAGGTTGACCGGCGCAAAGCTTGCAAACTCGCGGAGAGTGCCTTCGATGCGCCAGGCAGTCATGCTGTCGGCTTTCTTCTGAGCCGCAGCCACTTCGGCGTCGATGGCCCGCAGGTCGGCGAGGCCAAGCTTCTCTTTGGCGATGGTGAGCATCCGGCTCTTGCTGAGGGCGTCATCCGGGCCGTAGGCGTCCGCGTGGCCGCGCTTATCCAGCATCGCTTTGATGACCCGGCAGGCGGCCTTGTTGTGCAGCTGCTCCCGGATGGCGTCGGTGATGGTCAGCTCAGTCATGTCCAGCATGGCATCCGGGTCGCGGGCAAACACGCCGGAGCCGGATGCTCTGTCCATGCTGCGCTTGCCGCCCTGCGCGCCCTTGGAATGATGGTGGCAGTAGATGACGGCGCAGTCCAGCGCGCGGCAGACCACATCGAACTGGTTGCAGAATTTCGCCATCTGGTCGGCGCTGTTCTCGTCGCCGGTGATGACCTTATAAATAGGGTCGAGTATGACGGCAGTATAGCCCTTTTTGCCTGCCCGGCGGATGAGCTTGGGGGCAAGCTTGTCCATGGGGACAGACGCGCCGCGCAGGTTCCAGATGTCGATGCTCCGCAGATTGTCCGGCGCAAGGCCCATCGCGGTATAGACGTCCTTGAAGCGGTGCAGGCAGGACGGCCTATCAAGTTCCAGATTGATATAAAGTACACGCCCCTGCGCACAGGAGAAGCGGCCCAGCCACGTTTTACCCTCGGCGATGGCGATGCACAGCTCGATGAGGGCGAAGCTCTTGCCTGCCTTGGAAGGGCCTGCCAGCAGCATCTTGTGGCCTTGGCGCAGTACGCCGGAGATGAGGGCATCGGCCAGCGGGGGCAGGTCGTCCCAGTCGTCGGCCAGACATTCGGTGTCGGGCAGGTCATCGGTGCAGGCATCCACCCAGTCGCACCAGTCCTCCCAGCAGCTTTTGCCGACGTTCGTTTCAAGCAGGGCCGCAGGATGCCGGGCATCCGGGAGAGGCGGGAAGGGTTGCGGTTCTGCTGGTCGAGGGTCAGGCCGTTCTTCTGGCAGGTGGCGTAGAGGTAATCGACCCGCTTGCGGTATTCGGCATAATCCGGCGCATTGACTCGGACGATGGCGTGGATGCTCTTGCCGCCGGAGTAGACCAGCGCGGCGCAGGGCAGCTCCATCTGGTGGATAGCGGCCAGCTGCTTGCCGGGCTCCATGTTGTCGCACTCCACGAGGGCGTAGCGGTAGCTGGTG